CCCTCTTGTAAATCTAAAGTTACAGCACTTGTACCAAAATCATCAAATCTATATTTGTTTCCTGAATCTGAGACTACTTTTACAGAGTATGTTATAGATGGAGAAGCACCACCAGCAGACCAATTCCAAGCTACATAACTTTGAGAATTGTCATTTGATTCACCAAAACTTCCTAAAGTAAAACCATCACTATTAAATGATGTTAAAGAATTAGTTACTGTAGTTTCTGCGTCAGTAAGATGTGAATTAAGTTCTTTTGTTGCACCTCTAACTGAATCATAAAGCATATGAGAATATGTATCACCTCTCCCTTTAGTCCAAACCCAATCTGGTTGCATGTTCTCTGAACCATCTAAAGTAATAGCATGAGAACTTCCTGTTCCAGTATAGAGCTTTGTCTGGAAGTAAAGTTCTGGGTTATCTATAGTCGTATAAGCCATTATCCATACTCCGCTAGGTTAGAACTACACAAGGAAAAATAGCCAGATGGTACGGAATATTCAAAGTTTCCAAAACCATTAGCATCTGTGTTGCCAGATGAGATTGAAAATGATGGAGAGCCAAAGTTAAATTCTACTACTGATGTACTTGTATAAGGAGAACAACCAAAAAAATAATTTTTTGATGGTGTAAATGTCATAGCGGCATTTGTTTTACTTGCACCAGATGTAGGGTCTCCACTATTTTGAAAAGTGCCATTTTTAGAAAAATAAACTGCTCCATTATCACAATCTATTGCAATACCTATTATATCATTGTCTGTAAAAGAATTTCCATAAGATGATTGACCATCATTAATTATTTTGTCTCCATCTGGTGCATAGCCAACAGTATCTGTAGTGCTATAACCTATTGATCCTGATGCTCCTGAAATTCTATTTATATTTTCTTCAGTAATAACTCCTACAATTGGAAAAGTTGCACCCTGTACATCAATAATTTTAACTTCACAATACCATTTACCAGAGTTAAATCCAATTGTTGAAAAACCATTTCCATTATTACTTGCACTTGTTCCACTAGCTTTTAAATTACCTTCAGACAAAGATATATGATTTTGAGATGTATTATTATTTAAAGCTATGGAATTTAATGTTGCAAAATTATTTGTACAAGTATCAGTAGATTGGTCAATAGATGTTAGATTGTTTGCGGTATAATTATTTGAATTTCCTACACTATTTCCTAAAGATGAACTGTCCTCAAAATCTAAATATGCACCATTTGTTCCTAAAGTTAATCCTGAAATATCTTTTGGTTTCCATATTGTAGGACTATCAGAATCAAATTCTCCAAATGATGTTGCATCTAGTTGTGTTCCATCAATATCAATCCATTCACAAATATAACCATCAAAATAATTTGAGTTTCGTTTTCCTGTTCTACCTATTGAGTGAGGATAACCTTCACTACCAACGAAATGCCATCTAAAATTTTCATTTTGACTTGGATAATTTGAAATCGCCCAATCTGTAATTTGTTCGCCATTTACATACATTTTAAATCTATTAGATTCAGTTGATTGTGTTGTATCTACTGCAACAACTATATTTAGCCAAGCTGATGGGTCTCTATATCTTGCGTTAGTAAGCATTTGTGTTTGATAAGGGTCGCCAACAGTACCACCTTGAATAAATTCTAATTGATCTCCTGAATTAAAATTTAATTCGCTAAAATAGTGTCCACTTGTATCTCCATTTACTCCCCATATATACATTGTAGAAGTCAATGCACTTCTTTTAACCCAGCAAGAAACTGTCCATGTTTTTTGATTTGAGGTTGAACTAGGTGTAAAAGATAAATAATCTGAACTACCACTATTAAATCTTAATGAGTTATCTACATTAAATCCTGTATCTTTTATGGAGTTAGTTCCAAGTATTAGTGGCATTAAATCTCCTTTGGAAATTCAGCTAATGGTCTTTCATAAACAGGGTTTTCTTCTGTTCCTGTATTTACATATTCATAAAGAGTTTTTAATTCATCAACATTAGTACAAGCATCTATTTGAGTTTCCATTTCATTTGATTTTGCTCTTACATCTGCTCTAAAAGATAATACATTAGCTGGTACATCATAGTCTGCTACCTCTGTTGATTTTACTACATACCAATCTGTTGGTGCTAATAATCCTGATGCTTGTTGTTTTACAATTCTTTTCTTTTCAGTTTTTAAACCATAGTTGATTAATTGAACTCCATCTTGATCTAATACAGGGTCGCCATTTTCATCTACTGCGTTTTCATCATTTAATCTTTTAGGTGTTGCAGTTCCCCAAGATTCTGTAACCTGACCATCTGCAAATGTGTAAGTTGGATTTGTATTTATATAATATGCTTCATCTTTTTTATTTGTTGAATCTGTTATTACTTCATAAATACCGATAGCATTTAATTCAGATTGCGACCATAATTGAAATATTTTAGCTGGATACCTTACATCTCCTATCACAACTGATTTAGGAAAATTGATATATTGTGTAATATTGTTATCTTCTACTATTGCGTACATATTTTAACTTTCACTTAAATTTAATGTTCTACCTACTTCTTGCCATACAGCACCATTATATCTAAATACTAATATATCTGTCTTACCATCTGTTGAAGTAAATGTTGGTGCAGTTGAAGCCGCAAACTCAAATACTGTATTAAATGCTATTGTGTGTGATCCATCATAATTAATTTCTAATGATATAAAAGCACCCTCAACAGGATTAGTTGGTACACCAAAAGTAGTGTTTTCTGTTGTTAGATGATATGCGTTTGGCTTTGCCTGTGTATCCCATGCAACTGCATTTGATGATGATGTCAATGCTTGTTGTGGTATGTAGGCTAGATCGTTAAATTTGATTGCTCCTGTACCATTTGTTGTAAAATCTATATTGCCATTTGCTCCATCTGTTATTGTAATGTTCCCTGAGTTTGTTCCACTATTTGTGTCTAAAACTAAATCGTGTGTTCCACTTGTTGTTAAAGTTGCTGAAGCTGAACCAGTTCCTATAACAACTTCTCCTGATCCTTTTGGTTTTAAATGCAGACTAACATTTGTTTCTCCGCTTGCTCCAAGAATAGGTGGATTACCTGTTGCCGCATTTGTAACTTCTAATTCATTTACTGCTGAGCCTGTTTTTTGAAATATTATTTGTTCATTTCCATCATCGTCTGCAATAAAATGAGCATCGTCTATTTTAATGTTATTTGAATTAGTATCTAAATCTCCACCTAATTGTGGTGAGGTATCACTGACAATATCAAATGAGACTGTGCTATCTATAAAGTTTATAGTATTTGCAGATGTGTTAACAGTAGCAAAGGATATATCGTCTGATCCATCAAAAAATTTTATTTCTAAACTATTTGAGCCTGAATTAGTTGTATCTAGCCAAAGAGTACCAATAGCCGCTCCACTTGGTCTTGATGTACCAGAATGCATAGTATTTAATGCAGAAAGTGCATTATTCAAATCAGTCCTAAAACTAGGGAAAGATTGATTTGCAATATTCATATCATGTTGTGCCATAATTTCTTATACTCCTTTTAAAATCCTTTTGCAATAAAATCGAATGTTCTTGATACAGCTGATCCACCTGAATTTTTAAATGTTACATTAAATCCATTAATAGTTTTACTTTCTACTAAAAAGAAATCGCCTGTTGCCATATTTTCTCCTGTAATGCCTACTGCATAATTAACAGTTTTAAATGGATTTGTAAATGTTACTGTTTTCGTTCCAGCACCAGATACTATATCATTTCCACTAAATATTCTATCTTGCATATCTACTGTGACTGTTACTGCTGATACCACAGGTGTCGAAGCATTATCTCTGGAAATTAATACTACTCTAAATTTAAAATATCTAGCAGTATATTCTCCAATGACAAATGTTCTAAAATCAGTAAATGTTGAATTATCATCTGAAGTTGCAATTTCAATATGTGCATTACAATTAGCGGCGACATCTCCATCAAAATTTGAAGAAGCTGAATCAAAGTTTCCTGATCTATTATCAAATAAATCGTCAGGGTTATCTGATGTTTGAGTTAAACTTGCAGTTATTCTAGCAGTATGTTTTGCACCTATATCAATAACATCTGCAAATTCGTAATTACCACTTGATAGAAAGTCAGCATTAGCAACACCTGAATCAAAAAATCTAGTTGTTTCATCATCAAAGTCTCCACTTGCCGCATCAAATAATTCTGAAGAATCTAGCTCAATGGCATCATCAGTAATAACTGTATTTGTATTTGTTCCAGCAAACGAAGGGTGTTCTGATTGTGTTGTTATATTATTAAAATTAGTAGCACTTGTAACATTTGAAATTATTGCTGTTGCATTAGAGCTAAAATTACCTAATTTATCTACTGCCTTGATAAGATAAGTTCCAGCTCTAGCTGGTACAGATATTGATGTCGCTGGTCTTGATACTTTTTCAACTAATGCGACCGAGTTTTGCCAATCAGCAGTACCATCTGTTTTTTCACTAAATCTTAAATTATAAAAAGCTAGATCAAGATCACTAATTTGTTCCCAACCTAAATGTGCTTCTTGTCCTAAAATATTACAAGAAAAATCTGTTACATCACTAGGTGGTTCAATAGCACCTACAATAGTTCTTTGTGCTGAAACATAAGTTGATGAGACTCCTAATGTATTAACTGCTTTTACACGCACATCATAAGTAGATTGATCTATTACATTCAATACTCTATGATTTAATCCTGAACCTTGTGCATAAATAATAAAATCAGAATCTGTACTTAATTTATATTCTACTTGATAAAAATCTATAAAAGAATCAGGACTTGCAGTTATAGCAACATCTAATGCAACAATAACAGTTCCATCGTTATATTCAATAAGTTGATCTGATAAAGTTATACTAGCTGGTGGCTGAACAGTAAATGGATTAGGTAAGTTTGTTGATGGTGTGCTTGATACTTGACCTTTAGTTGCCCAAGTATAGTGAGAATCTTGATGCTCAATTAAACCTAAAGTGATTGAATAATCCTCATTAAAATTCATAGAAATAACTCTAAATGCTTTTGAAGTAAAACCCAAACTAGATAGAGTTACATTTACAATATCTCCTATATGTAATTCGTATGCTTTAAATCCACAATTTATATTTAAACCTAGAGCTTCCCTTGATCTACGCAATATAATTTCTGCCATCTCCTCTGCCTGATAAGTTGAAGTAAGTGTTCTAAAATCAAACCTACCTTCTAATAAAAATCCTCCATCAGCTGTTTTCATTGTTGCATGTTTATCTGCTGTTGAATAACCACTGTCGTCAATAGCTGGGTACTGCACCTCGTCAACCTGATAATTTCTTTCAGGATTAACATAAGAAACAATAACTCTATTATATTTAGAATTTTTACTCGGACTAGCTAAAGAGAATCCACCTATAATATCATCTTCTGTCAATGATACAGATGCACTGCCTGTTGTTTCTATAACTAATCTATATTTACCTTGAACAAAAGGAAGATACCCTCTCATACCTTTGACTAATTCTCTTACATTATCAATAACCTTTTTTGATGTATCTATAACTGCATTACAATCAAATATATTTATATCACTAGCACCTGAAAAAGGAGTTACTTGTGTTTCACAAACTTGTGATGCATCATAAAAACTTTGTAAATCTAAACTTGATGTTGCTAAACCTTTTCCATATCTTTCATTTCTTAAATAATCTAATAAACAAAAAGCTGGATTAGTAGAAAAAGATGCAGTTTGTTCTGATAGATTAGATGCTAATGTAATTATTTTTTTACCTTTTACTTTAGCTTGAACAGTAGGGATCCCACCAAATACATCTTGATTCCATTTAAACCTAATAGCTAAATAACAAATTCCAGACAACTTGTGATTCGACCCCCATGAAGATAATGTAGATAATAAACTAGATGCTGACTGTCCATCTGTTCCAAAATGTGGCTCAATTAATATTGTACTTTCTGCTGATGATCCCTCAACATTAGGATCAGCTTTAAAAAAATTAGAATCAGTACTAGCTACATTTCTTTGAACATTATCTGACAATGCTCCATCAAATGTAACTACTTTATCATCTACTCTTATTTCTTCTATTGAGTTTATTTCTCCCTCACATAAGACTAAAGCAACATATAGATAAGTATTGTCTGTTCCTGATGTTTCTATAAAAACTCTTGTACCGCCTAATAATCTTTCTCCATATAAAACAGGAATAGATGCGTTATTAGATTGTTTATTAACTAATATACCTTTTTCTGTAATATCAAAATCAGTTGATCCATAATCAGGAGTATCAGGTTTTCTTGATCTCATAAAAAGCCAACCAACTGCAAATATACCTAAAGCTACCCAAGGATTAATACCTTTTAAAAATTTTAAGACTCTAGCAACTTTAAGTACTTTTTTTGCTGCTCTAAATACTTTACCCATTCCAAGATTCCTTTACTGTTTTTCTTACAATATTTCTAACACCATTATCTTTACTTAATCTTAACCATTGAGTGTTTTTATTAACTCCAATATATTTAGTTATATTCTTTAATGACCATTTATATATTTCTTTAATATTTCTTTTAGCTAAAAAATCTAAATGAACAAATATATTACCTGAATTATATTCTTCTACTATGCCTGTTTGCAAAAAATAATTAAGATTTTCTTGATTTAAAAATGTCCAACTTACATATCCATATATACCTTTATCATCTCTAAAAACTTTATATTGGTTATATTTTATAATATCTTTATTTTCTTCAAATAATATTTCATTTGTAAAACAACTATATCTGTCAAACGATTTAT